GTGCAGGCGCTGAGCGACGGCCGGCTGCCCGCGACTGGCGTCAACACCCGCACCGGCGAGCGTCAGATAATTCCGCCTGAGGCGTGGCCGAAGGTGAATTGATGGGCATGCCGAGCAACGTTAATCCGACGCTCACGCTGGCGACGGCATCGACGATCGTGCTGCTGATCATGGTGTGCATCATGATGTTGAACGTGCTGCTGACAGCATGAGCGTCGGCCGCTACGACCAAGAAGCAAAGCAGAACGACGACAAGGCCCACGTCTGGGACTATGCGCGCGACGTCTGCCTGCGCTGCGGCCACGCCCATTACGGCGACGTCGACCACGGCCCTTGCCGGGAATGCAACGGCACCGGTTCGGTCGAGGAGGAGTTCCAGCCCCGCACGCTGGATGACCTCGAACAGGAGGATTTCGACATGCTGGAAGCCGCACTGAGGACCAAGCCATGACCGATAACGAGGAACACATCAAGGGCCTGATGCACAACGGCCACCGCTGGGATGTCATTCGCATCCGCAAGAGATATTTCGCGCGATGCTACGGGCAAGGGGAATACGCAGGACGCCCCAGCGACACTGGCCCATACAGCACGCTGGAACAAGCCGAGGAGTTCATTAAGGCGATACGCCCATGACCGACGACATCGACGACGTCCGCTACACAAGCACGCTGGCGGCTAATAACGAGGCCGTTCGGAAGGATGAGCGGGCGAAGACGCTGGAACTGTTAGCTGCGGCGCATGACGAGGCTGTTCGGGCCGCGACAATCGAGAAATGTGTCAATGCCGCCCGAGACGGCTTTGAACGCGCGATGGATCAGTATGCTCTAATCGGGCCGTCAGGCATGGCCATGATGATGATCAACTCGATTAAGGCCCTCCAGTCCGCTGCGCCGCTAACGAGCCGCGAGCATGTCGCCAAGGTTTTCTCGTACATCTGGCACGGCGACCTCAACGAGTGGCAAGGCTTCCTGTCAAAGGCCGATGCATTCATAGCGTACCCGTGGCCCGCCCTCGCCGCCCATTCCGCTGCGCCGGTCAATGAACATGATCGCTCCCATCACCGGCGCGTTATGTCCCATCCGATATAGCGTCGCATTCGCATTGGTGACGGGACATGACGCCGTGGTGGATCTTCGCGCTGACGTTCGTCGGAGGCCTGATGCTCGGCGGCACGATCGGCGCGCTGTCGATGGCGATGATGCAAATCAACCGAGCGGATGACGACCTGTGACGATCGACATCGGCTTGCCGCACAACGGCTGGAAGTGCCGGCCGCATCAGGAGAAGCTGTGGAGCTATCTCGAAGACGGCGGCAAGCGCGCGGTTGCGGTGTGGCACCGACGTGCGGGCAAGGATGAAGTATGTCTTCATTGGGCTATGCGTGCGGCGTGGTTGCGCGTTGCGAATTACTGGCATGTTTTGCCGGAGTTCGAGCAGGCGCGTCGTGCGATATGGACGGCCATCAATCCACACACCGGGCGGCGACGTATCGATGAAGCGTTCCCGCTCGAACTGCGCGAGAACACCAACGACAGCACCATGTTCATCCGGCTGAAGAACGGCAGTACGTGGTCCTGTCAGGGCAGCGATCGCTACAGTGCGGCCATGGGCGCATCGCCCGCGGGCATCACGTTCTCTGAGTGGGCGATCAGCAACCCAAGCTCATGGGGCTACTTCCGGCCGATGCTTGAAGAGAATAACGGCTGGGCGGTGTTCATCACAACACCACGCGGTCACAACCACGCCAAGACGCTGTACGAATACGCGAAGCAACAGCCCGAATGGTTCGCCGAGCGACTGACCGCGCGCGACACTGGCGCACTGAACGATGCTCAGCTCGATGAGGCGTTGAAGGAATACACAGGGCTTTACGGTCGCGACGCCGGTAAGGCGATGTTCGATCAAGAAATGATGGTGAGTTTCAACGCCGCCGTGCTCGGCGCCTACTACGCCATGGAGATGGCGGACGTGCGCGACGAAGGCCGCGTGCTGCCGATCGAGCCAGACCTCGACCGGCCAATCTCGCGAGCCTGGGATCTTGGCATGCGCGACGATACGGCCATTTTTTGGTTCCAGGCACGCGGTAGTCAATTGCTGATCCTCGACGTCATGAGCGGATCGGGTGTCGGTGTTGAGCACTTCAGAGACGAAATCTTCAAGCGTCATCAGGAGCGAGGTTGGCTGCATGGCGACGACTATGTACCGCACGATGCTAAAATTAAGGAGTGGGGCTCCGGCCGGACGCGCGTCGAGACGATGCAGTCATTGGGCCTCAACCCCATGCTGGTGCCTCTGGCCGGTCTTGAGGACGGGATTAATGCGGTACGGCGCACCCTTCCGCTGTGTGTGTTCCATCCCAGATGCGAACCCGGCATCGACGCCCTCGAACAGTATCAGCGAGAGTGGGACGACGACAAAAGGACCTTCAAGCTAAACCCGCTCCATAATTGGACCAGTCACTACGCCGACGCCTTCCGCTACCTCGCTCAGGGCTGGCGACCAGCCCCAAAACGGGTTATCAAGGCAGCTCAGCCGGTCGGCTTCGTGCTCCCGCCCCCACCGGACAATCTGCCGCGCCGCGGAATTAGGCTGTAGATGACCAGGGAGCTCGTGATGCGCATGCGCACTTGCGCCGCTGCGCTGGCTGTGGCCGGCGAGCCGCCGCTGATACTGCTGCGCGACGCCGCCGACCTGCTCCTGGAAGCCAGCAACCTGCTCGACGAGCCGGAGCCGATCGGCGAGCCGATGGCCGTCATCGAGGCCCAAGCCGCCCCGACGGCCGGCGGCGTCGGCAACGCGATCTGGGGCGGCTCCCTCAATGCCGCCGCGCGGCCCTGCCCGCAATGCGGCGACATCAGCGCCAGGACCGTGCACCGGACCGGTCGCAAGCTGCAGATCACCTGTCCCGCCTGCGCGCATCAATGGGAGTATGTCTGATGAAGCCAACCGTCATCCCGTTATGGTTCGGCGGCGTCACCGGCATCTCCAACGTCATCGACCTCTCCGGCGTCGACGCTGTGATCGGCCTGATCATGCCGCCGGCTTGGACGCCAGCCACGGTGACGATCGAGGGCTCGGCCAACGGCACTGACTTCTTTCCAATGTACGAAGGCCGCAACTCGACCATCATGAGCTTCAGCGTGCCGCCGGGCAGTCTCATCGCGGTGCGTTCCGACCAGCTGCGCTGCTGCAAGGCGCTGCGGCTGCTGTCCGGCACGCGCCAGGCGCTGGTGCCGCAGGTGGTGGCGCGCGAGTTCGGACTGGTGGTCGAAACCGCAGCAGCGAGCAGGTGAGCCATGGCCAGACGCGTGCTGCTGCCGCCCGAAGAAAAAAAGCCAGCGCCGATCGAGGAGGACATCCGCCACGACGACATCGAGTTCGACCCCAGCCTTGAGCCGAAGTCGTGCAAGGCGTGGCTCAATCTGCTGACTGAAAGCGAGACCGCCTTCGATGACTACAACGCCAGATGCGACAACATCGACAAGCAATACGCCAATCTCATGCGCCTATCCGACATGCATCGAGATAAAGAATTTCAGATGTTCTGGGCTAACTCTGAAATTCTCAAGCCCAGCATCTACGCCAAGCCGCCACGCCCTGTGGTCACGCCGAAATTTAAAGACAGAAGACCCGTTTATCAGGCTGCATCTGAACTGGCGGAGCGATGCACCATTGTATCGTTCGATCTATCGAACATCGACGGACTGATGAAGCTGGTGCGCGACGATCTGGCGTTGATCGACCGCGGCGTCGCTTGGTGCCGATACGAAAGCGGCAAGGAGGGCGGCTTCTACTCCCACGAAAAAGTCTGCATCGACTTCAAGCAGCGGCGCGACTTCCTCCATAGCATCGCGCGCAACTGGCGCGAGGTGACTTGGGTCGCGGCCGCCAGCTACATGACGCGCGCCGAGGCGCGCAAGCGGTTTCGGAGGTACAGCGGCGATGAGTATCAGCGCGCGGAGTACAAGGTCGACAAGGAAGCCAGAGAAATCGGCGGCGCCGACAAGCGCGAGCGAGCAAAATTCTGGGAGATCTGGGATAGATCCGCCCAGCGATGCCTCTGGGTCTCTCAAGGCTGCGAGCTCATCCTCGACGAGGACGATCCTCACCTCGAACTACGCAACTTCTTTCCGTGTCCAGAACCAGCGTACGGAACGTGTCAGCGCGGATCCCTCGTACCCGTTCCCGACGTGCTACAGTATCGCGATCAACTCGAAGAGCTGAACTTGCTGACCGGCCGCATCCACGCATTAAGCGACGCGCTGGAGGTCAAAGGCTTCTATCCCTCCGGCGGCGCCGAAATCGCCGAGGCGGTGCAGGCTGCGATCATGACGAAGACGCCCGGCCGGCTGCTGGTGCCGATCAGCAATTGGGCCGCGTTCGGCGGCTCCAAAGAGGTGATCATATGGCTGCCTATCGATCAAATCGCGACCACCATTCAGGCTCTCGTGCTGCTGAGAAAGCAGGTGATCGAGGACATCTACCAGATCATGGGCATCTCCGACATCATGAGGGGAGCCACGGACCCGACCGAGACCCTTGGCGCCCAACAGCTCAAAACGCAAAATGGCTCTACGCGTACACGGGACAAGCAACAGGAGCTGGTTCGCTTAGCGAGGGATTTGGTCGAGATCAGTTTGGAAATAATTACGCAACACTTCGACGAGGTGACGCTTATCGAGATGTCGCAGACGCAGCTGCCGACGCAGGCGATGCAGCAGCAGGCGGCGCAGCAGATCATGGGCCAGCTGCAGCAGCTGCAGCAGCAGGCGCAGCAGATGCAGCAGCAACCGCCGCCGCAGCAGCAACTAGCGGCGCCTGGCGCGGATCCCAGTGCGAAGCCGCCGGGCCCACCGACCGAGCAGGATCAGACGAAACAGCAGCTGCAGCAGCTGCAGGGCCAGGGCCAGCAGTTGATGCAGCAACTGCAGAAGCTGCGCGAGCAGCCGACGATCGAGCAGGTGCTCAAGTTCCTGAAGAGCAATCGCGCCAAGTCGTTCGTGCTCGACATCGAGACTGACTCGACCATCCTGGCCGACGAGCAGGCCGAGAAGCAAGCGCGCACCGAATTCGTCGGCGTGCTCGGCCAGTTGCTGCCGCAGCTGAGCCAGATGATCACCGCGGAGCCGCAAACCGCCGAATTCTGCGGCGAGCTGTTGAAGTTCGCCACAGCGCCCTTCCGCGCCGGCCGTTCGCTCGACGGCGCCATCGACGAGCTGGTCGAGCAGATGAAGGTGAAGGGAACGCAGGGCCAAGGCGATCCCAATGCCGGCCTGCTGCAGGTCGAGCAGCTGAAGCAGCAGACAGCGCGCGAGAAGCTGAAGCAGGACGACGCCCACCATAGCGCCGACCTTGAGCAGAAGGATCGCCACAAGACCTGGGAATTGAACAACGCCAAGGAGATCGAGCGCATCAAGCTGCAGGGCAAGGCCGAGGACCAGCAAGTCAAGATGCAAGTGCAGGGCCAGAAGGCGCAGGAGAGCCGCGAAACCCACCAAGCCCACATGATCGAGATCAGCCAGAAGATGCAGGCCGACCGCGTCAAGCAGGACATGATCGCGCAGGCGCACGCCGCCAAGCAGCAGGACATGGCGTCGAAGGCCACCGAGCGCCAGCAAATGCAGACCTTTAAGATGCAGCAGCCGGTCGGGGGGAGCGCGCGGCGATGACCACTCACAATCCGAGAAACCGCAAGCAGATGCACGTCACGGTGTTTCTGCATACCGAAACCGAGCCAGCGCAGTACTTGCGAACCTGCGCCAGGATCCGCGACGTCTCGCTGACGCGGCTGGCGCAGCTGATGGTCGACAAGATCGGCGCCGATCAGTTGGTCGAGGCGGTGCTCGACGACGACGGCAAGCACCAGCGCGCCAAGCATGAAAGGCGTTACAACCGGAGGCTGTCGGCATGAGCATGGGCGGCCTCGCAGCACTCGACGAATACAGCATGCTGTACGGCCCGCAGCCGGAGCCGCAGGCTCCTCCGCCGCGGCTGCCTGACTGGGCGGCGCAGGCTGCCGTGAGGCCCGAGAGCTACGCGCCTCAGGTCGGATCTTGGCCAACACCGCAGCCGCCTAAGGCGCTCCCGGACGTGGGCGCCTCCATGGTGGGCGACGGCGGCACGTTCTCCCGCGGTCTGCCTGCCGTTAACCGTGCCGCCGACGTCGCTAGCAATCTGGCTTACGACGCCATGATGCCGTCGGGACCGCTCGACCTCGGCCTGTCGCTGGCGACCGGCGGCGGCAGCAAGGCGTTGAAGCTGGCCGCCGGCGCGATCGGCGCATTAGCCGAGCCCAGCGATGCCGAGGCGGCCAAGCTGATCAAATACCCGTTCAACCGCATCGCGGTAGGCGACACGCCGGAGAACCTCGCCAAGCTCAATCGGCTGACGCCGACCAAGGCGATCGAGGAGCGGGTGATCCAGCCGCACGACATCCCGGTAGGATCCTGGCTGACGCCGCTGGTCGGCGATCGTTCGGCTTCCGGCAAGATGCTGACGCATGTCGGCGAGAAAGAGCTGTACAGCCCCGTGTGGATGCAGGGCGGCTACGAGTTCATGCCGGAATGGCAAAAGCAGGGTGTGGCGTGGGGCTCCGACAAGTCGCCGACGTCGGCGATCGCCGGCCGCATCAAGCGAATGCAGCAAGAGGGCACCGGAGACGTTTACGGCGCCTACACGTCGATGACGCCTTTTTCGGTCGACGCCTCGCATCACATGAGCGACACGGTCTCACAGCTGCTGCGCACCGAAAAGGGAGACCCTATTAAGGGCATCTCCAGCACTGCAGTGGAGAAGTTCAACGATAAGATGAAGGAGCTCGACCCCAAGTTTCCGGGCGTGATGTCGGAGATCCTGCAGCCCTACCTGCGCGATAAGTCGATGGCGTTTCGCGACAAGTTCATCAAGACCATGAACTCACGCGAGGCGCACAACGCAGGTTTTCCCGATGTCGAGCAGGCGCGCATCGCGGTGACGCATCCCGAGCTGATGAATACGCCGACGTACTCCGGCGGCCAATCGATCGGCAAGATGACAGGCGAAGTTTCGCATGGCGAGAAGGGCACCACCGGTCTCGCGCCGCATCTCACCTATCGATCGAAACTGCATGGACAGTATGAGGGTGGGATGCCTGCGTTGCCGCAGGAGGTGCTGTGGCGCGACTTCGCCGCCAAGGTGGCGCAGCGCGATCCCAGCGCGGTCGGCAAAATCTGGCTGACCGGACTGAAGGGCGAGCATATGGGCCAGAAGGTTACTCCCCGGTGGCAGGATAACGCCGCTGAGTATTTACGCCGCAACCCAATGGGCGCGCTCGCCGCGCAGGATCATTATCAACCATAGGAGAAAGCAATGGCCGTCAACTACAATGCTACGCTGAAGACCAACCGCATGACGCTGGTCCTCGACCTGGTCGGCACCAAGACCGTTGCCGCATCGACCGGCAGTTTCGTGGCCGGCCAGATCGTGATCGGCACTGCGTCGCTGTCGGGCGCCACTGGCGTCATAGCCACGATCCCGACCAAGGCCACGCCGGGTTCTATATCGGGAACGCCGGCAGTGTTCACGATCGACTGCACGGGCGGCGGGCTGTCGGCCACCGCCGGCGCCGGCGGGCCGTTTACGGCGGCCAAGGCCGAACTTAGAAACGGCGCCGGCACCATGATCGTCGACGGCCTCACCGTCGGCGTCGGCACCGGCGACGTCCAGCTCAACTCCACCAGCATCACCACTGGTCAGACGGTTACGATCACGGCAGCTGCGATCACGCATTCATAGGAGCCGACATGGCCAAAGACTTCATTACGCTGACGCAGACGGCGGCCTCGACGCAGCAGGGGCTGCTCAAGAGCTACATCTCGGCGTTGCGCCAGGCCTACAACCTCGGCGCGCAGTGCGCCGCGATCATGAGCCACAACAACGACGGCGCCGACTTCGCCGACCTGGAGGCGATATTCGGCGCCGAGGCCGGGTCCGGCCAGGCGCTGTTCGATCTGGTCAACGGCTCAACCGGCGCCATGAACGGGACGTTCCAGAACTTCGACTGCAAGACGATCACCGAAAAGGTGGGATGACGGCCTGAACGCGAGGGTTAGGTCATGGCGCTCGCGCGAGACGGCTTAGGCCACAATATAACGACCGGCGGCGCGTCGATCACTTGCACGCTGACGACGACGCAGGCCAACGACTACATCATCGTCAGCATCGCGGCCAACAAGGGCCCGGTAGTAAGCGTCTCAGGTTCGTCGCTCGGTTCGTTCACGCGGATCGGACAGACCCACGACGGCGGCTTCCAACTCTACAGCGAGACTTGGGCTAAGTTTTCGTCCGCGGCGCTGACCTCCGAAGTCATCACGATCACGCAAACCGGCTCGGATTACCTGATCGCCAATGCGTTCGGCGTGTCGGGATCGAACCAGACTTCATTGGTGTGGGACGCCAATACGCCGACGACTGCCGGCGGCTCCGGCATGACGTTGTTCAACTACACGCCGGCATCATCGACCAACACGATGGTGATCGCCTCGCTGGTCAGCCAGGGCGGCGCCAACACCAATCCAGCGGCCGGCTGGACCGACATCGAGTCGAACGATTATCTAGCCGACAGCTACCGGATCACCGCGTCGACGTCGACGGTGACGGCCAGCCTCGACAGCGGCGGCACGACTTTCAACCGCGCCATCGGCATCGGCATCCCGGAGGCGGCGTCGGGGCCGCCGACCGGCACGCTGAACGCAACCGAAGCGCCTGACGCCGCGGTCATCACCGGCTCGGTGCCGATCGACTTCCAGTTTCTCGGCGTCGGCAGCGTCGTTGAAACGGCGACGACTAGCCACACGCTGTCGCTGACCGGAATTGCAGCGCGGCAGCCCGGCGATCTCTTGGTCGCCTGCATCGGCTCGCGCACCACGTCGACGACGTCGGTGACGCTGCCGTCGGGCTGGACGCTGGTCAACGAGCAGAAGACCAACAACGCGCTGACGACGACCAGCGCGATCGCCTCGGGGGTGATGGCGTACCACGTCCGCGGCGCGTCCGACCCGGCGCTGACCTTCACGCACCCAGCGGGCATCTCAGTCGCGCGCGGCGCCATCGTCGCCTACCGGCCGATATCCACGGTATCGCTGGACACCTCCAGCGCGGCCACCACGACGATCAATACAACGTCAGTCAACGTCGCTGGCCTGACCACGGCGACGGCGACTGAGCTTTTGGTCTACCAAGCCGTCGGCGGCCAGGAAGCGACCTGGACCAATTTCGACGCGGTCACTGATCCGACTACGACCAGCGGCAGCGGCTCTGCGCAGACCGCCGATCCTATTCCCGGCGCCTGGCAGGAACGCAGCGACACCAATACGATGACCGGCAACGACATGTCGCTGGCGGTCGCCGATGCGATCAGGGCGACGGCGGGCGCTACCGGCAACTTCACCGCCACGGCGTCGCTCGGCGCCGGCCACGTCATTATCGTCGGCGCGTTCAAACTCGCAGTCGCGCCCGTCACCGGCACGCTAGGCGCGACAGAGGCTGTCGACACCGCGTCGATCCAGATCAATCCGGTCATTCCGGCCAATCCCGTTTTCGCGCCAGGCCACGCGCTGCTGACCAACATGCTGGCGTGCTACCTGCCGGGCGTCTACGGCGGCGCGCCGGTGCAAGGCATCGGCCCGACGCTAGCCAATGGCGCCGGCGGCGCCGGCACGGTTGTAACCACGGTGGAAGGCGCGGCCTCGCGATCAAACACGCTCGGCTCGGCGAAGGGCTTGATTGCGACGGCGCCGTCGGCGTTCAAGACCTGGACTAATTTCACCGTGTTGTGGCGCGGCCTGCTGATCGGCACCGGCGACAATTTCTGTCCGGTGGTCGGCGTCAGCATCGGCGACACTGACGTCTCGCCCTACTTCATGCTCAACGTTTCGAGCGGCGCCAGCAGCCACGCCGACGAGAAATCGTTCTACGGCGACGCCACCGCGTCGGAGACTACCGCGTCGTTCGACGCCACCAGCCTGTACGGCAAGGTCGTCGACTTCGTCGCCACCGCCACCGTCGGCGGCAACGTCACGTTCTACGCCAACGGCGTCTCGATCGGCACCGGATCGCTGACCACGATCTCGACGTCGTCGAGCACTTCCAAGATCGTCGTCAACCAGGGCATCGACACCACCAGCCGATCGCCCAACGCCAGCGTCACCATGGCGGCGTTCTGGGATCGCGCGCTATCGTCGACCGAAGTCGCGAACCTGCACAGCGATCCCTACGGAATGCTGCAAAGCGGCGTTTATGGCGCGTTGGGCGCGACCGAAGCCGCGGACGCCGCGGCAATATCCGGCGCGGTCGGCACGTCCGACTGGACCTATCTCGGCGTCGGAGACGTCGTTGAAACCACCGCGACAAGCCACACGCTGTCGCTGACCGGCATCGCGGCGCGGCAGCCCGGCGATTTGCTGGTGGCCTGCCTCTCTTATCGGTCAAGCGGCACGACATCAGTGACGCTGCCTTCAGGCTGGACCCTGGTCGGCGAGCAGAAAGTCAACAATAACTTTTCCGGCACCCTCGCCATCGCCAGCGCCCTGATGGCCTACGCCATCCGCGGCGCCTCCGACCCGGCGCTTACTTTTACGCACCCGACGACGCCGTTCCCCGCGCTCGGCGCCATCCTCGCGTATCGGCCGAGCATCCCGGCGACGCTCGATGTCGCTGCAGCTTCGACAACGGCGACCAACACGACGTCGGTGGCGGTCGCCGGCCTGACGACGACGCAAGCCAACGACCTGCTGGTTTATCTGGCGGCCGGCGGACAAGCATCGAGCTGGACTAATTTCGACGCCGTCACGGATCCGGCGACAGACAGCGGCAGCGGCAGCGCGCAAACCGCCGACCCAATCGTCGGCACGTGGCAGGAACGCACGGACACCAGCACGACAACCAGCCAAGACGCGTCGCTAGCCGTCGCGGATGCGGAGAAGGCGACGGCCGGCGCCACTGGCAACTTCACGGCGACGTCTTCGCTCGGCGCCGGCCAAGCGATCATCGTCGGCGCGTTCAAGTTTGCAGGAGTCAGCGGCACGCTAGGCGCCGCTGAGGCGCCTGATGCGGCGGCGCTCACTGGCACGGTGAGCGGCGTCGTCGGCGCGCTCGCGACTATCGAGGCGCCTGATGTCGCGGCGTTTACCGGCGCCGTCGGGTGGAATGCCGTTCTAGCGGCGACGGAAGCGGCCGACACGGCCATCATCAACGGCACGGTAGTTAACTCCGGAACGCTAGCGGCAACCGAGGCGCCGGATGTTGCGGCTTTCACCGGTGCGGTGCGCTGGACCGCCACGCTCGCCGCAGCCGAAGCGCCGGACACGGCGCTGATCAATGGCGGCATTTACGGCACCGGTACGCTGGCGGCGACCGAAGCGCCCGACGTTGCGGCGTTCACGGGCGCCGTTCGCTGGAATGCGACGCTGGCTGCAACGGAAGCGCCGGACACTGCGCTAATCAGCGGCGGCATCTACGGCACCGGCACGCTAGCGGCCACTGAAGCGAAAGACGTCGCCGACTTTGCCGGCTCCGTGTTCACGGCGGGTACGGTCGCGGGCTCGCTGAACGCCACCGAAGCGCCTGACGTCGCGGCGTTCACGGGCTCGGTAACCGGCGTCGCCGGCATCCTGACGGCGACGGAAGCGCCTGACATCGCGGCCTTCACCGGCACGCTGCGCTGGAACGCGACGCTGGCGGCTACGGAGGCGCCGGACGTTGCAGCTTTCACCGGCGCGTTGCGTTGGAACGCCATCCTGGCTGCGACCGAGGCGCCGGACACGGCGGCGTTCTTCGGAAATGTGGCTGCTGTAGGCGCCATCAGCGGCATCCTGGCCGCGATCGAGGCTAGCGACATTGCCCTGTTCACTGGTACTGTCCCGGTGGTTCCGATTGAACCAGTAGAGCCACCGCCGGGGCTGGCGAGCATCAACGAAGCCCCTGGCGCTCCCGGTGTGCTGGAATTTGGAAGACGTGTAACCATTAGTCGCTGGTGAGGAGCACCCAATGACCCAGAACGTCCTGACTGTGACGGCGGCAAACCCGACGCCGCCGACTAATCTGATCTATGTCGGCAACACACCGACATTGGATTATTTGCAGCCGTACGCTGACGACGGCATCACCGCGGCCATCCCAAGCGCCAATGTCGGCGGCGCCGCCAATGGCCACACCATCAACGAGCTCGCCAGCGCGACTTGGCCGGTCAGCATCACCTTCGCCACCTCGACCTCGGCGACTAATACCGCTCCCGCCAGTTCCGGCTCCGTCATCAACGGCGGCCAGGGCATCAGCAACACTCACGAGGCCCGCGGCACCGAAACCTCGGTCACCGCAGCCAGCGGCACTCCGAGCGCGCTCGGCCAGCTCAAAATGGTCGGGGTCGGGCCGGCGCTGACGGCGCCAATCATCGCCGCCGGGCCTAATGCCTCGCACGCTTCCAGCTTCTCGCCTACCATCCCTTTGCAGCCGACCACGACGGCGGCCGCGCCCAACAACACTGCAAGCGGCGCCGGCGTGGTGCCGTTGCTGACGGTGACTGGCACTAATTTCAACCGCACCAGCGTCGTTTACGTCAACAGCGTTGCGCAGGTAACCAACCTAGTTTCCATCACGTCGGTCACGGTGGCCAATGCGCCGAAGCGGCCTACCGCCGGCACCTATACGGTCTCCGTCCTCAACGGCACCGGCGGCATCATGAGCACTCCAGCCACGTGGACATTCACATGAGCAAAGAACCAGCAAGGCACAGCGACGATAAGGTTGCGCCAAAGTCCAATTTCGAAGCGGCGGTCAAGCAAACTGCCGAGGATAGGGCGCAGCCGGCTGACGAGGAGGGGTTTATCCCCAACTACCACGGCTACAACCTGACGCAGATCAAGCGCATGGAGGATGCGCGCTACGACGACACCACGCCGCCGCCGCCAGTTGGGGCGCCTAAGCTCACCTCGATCGACCCCGACACCGCCGAAATCGGCGGGCCGGATCTCACCTTGACCGCGACTGGGTCCGGCTTTGGGCCTGATAGTTACCTGACCTTCAACGGCGGCCAGGAGAGCACGGTGCACGTCGACGCCAACACGCTGACGACGATCGTCAAGCCGAGCACGGCCACGCTGCCGGGCACTTACCCGGTGACGGTCGTCAATGCGTTCGGGCAGAGTACGTCGGCCGGCTTCACCTTCACGCAGAGTGCGGCCCGCGCCAGCGGTTCTGATTGGGGATCCGAGGCGGCGGATCCTGACGAGCTCGAAGATGAAATCGAGCAGGCCGAAGAAGAAGGCGAGTTCAAGTCGACGCACGCCAAGCCTAAGACCAAGACCAAGCGGTAGCGCCGTGCGGGTCTACATGCAAACCGGGCCCACCAGTTGGGCCTTTGTCACTCAGGTGGAACCGCCGAAACGCGGCGACTTGCCGCTGCCTTACGTGATTTCGGATATTATGGAGCCGACAGAACAGGTTGACGGCAACTTCTACAGCAGTAAACGTCAATATCGGGCAGTCGGCCGCTCCCTCGGTCTGACCGAAGTAGGGACTGAAAAACCGAAACCAAAACCGCGGGCGACGGAATTAAAGGAAACTAAAATCCGTCGGCAGCAGTCGATCAAGATCGCGATGGAGAAATATGCCGCCGGCCACCGGCCGGGGCAGCGGTAACATAAATTATTTAAGTTACCGGACCATTGGTCCGCAACGGGTATCTCCGCAGCCGGTCCGGCAGACCGGTAGCACGCCGGCTAAACCCCGGCCACGGAGACCGTTATGACCGATACTTCCGCTCCAGTCGCGCCGCCGGTTCAGTCTAACCCCACCCCTCAGGCCCAAACCGAAGTTCCGATCAGTTCGGACCAAACCCAGAGCCCCAACCCGCTCAGCAACCAAGCGCCTGACAAGGCGCCGCCGAGCCGCCGGGAGGCGATCCAAGCCGCTTTTGACAAGGCCACGCGGCAGCAGGACGCCAAAGCCAAGGGGTTGCATTTAGAGGCCAAAAACGAAGCCCCTAAACGCAACCCCCCTCCGGCTGAGGCCAAGGCTGGCCATAACCGGCCGCCGGAACCCACTGAAAAGGAAGGCATAAACCTCAAGAAGCGGCCTGACGAGCAGCCCCGCGGCGAGCGCGGCCAGTTTGCGCCGCGCGCCGCGCAAACGCCACCTGAGAAAGAACGAACCGATAACGGCAGTTCAAATGGCGCATTTCAAATGCGCGAACAAAAGCAGCCTGAACAACTGCCGGAAAACACTCCGTTCCGGGAACCGCCGCAGCGCATGGCCGATCACGCCAAAGCGGAATGGGCCCGGACGCCGGAGCCGGTGCGCGGCGAGATCCACCGCATGCACAAGGAATTCTCCGACGCCTACAACCAGCTCCGGCCGGTCGCCGACGCGTTCCAGCCGATCGCTCGCTACCACCAGATGGCGCAGCAGCACGGCACCACGCTGGAGCGGGCGCTGCATAACTACACCTCGATGGAGCAGAAGCTGCGCCAGGACGTAGTCGGCGGCCTCGACGTCATCGTCAACAACCTCGGCATGAAATCTCCCGACGGCCAGCCGATCGGCCTGCGCGACATCGCCTACCACGTGCTGAGCCAGAGCCCCGAGCAGCTGCGCCAGGTGCAGATGGGCAACACCCAGACCGCGGCCGGCCAGCAGATCGGCGCCCTGCATCAAGAGATTGAGGGGTTGAAAAGCCAGCTCTACCAGATGCATACTGCGCAGCAATTCAGCTACACGCGCGCTCAAGTCGATCAATTCGCGGCCAGTCACCCGCGCTTTGACGAGATAGGCGCCCAGATCAAAAACGAGCTCGACCTCGGTTATGATCTGGAGACCGCGTACCGAAGGGCCGAGCTGCTTCAGCCGGCCACCCATGCGGCTCAGACCCGCGAAGCGACCCCATCGGCTCAGACCCGACCCGCTGACAGGTCTATCTCCGGCTCCCCCGGTGGCGCTGCACCCGCAGCTTCTCGGCGTTCAGAAAAACCCGTCGGCAGACGTGAGGCTATCGAGCACGCGATCAGTCGCGTGCGCGGCGCCGCTTAACCTCTGAACCCTTTTTGATGGAGCCGGGCCGATGCCCAATGTGACGACTAACTCTGCGTATCAGCAGATGCTTTCAATGGCGCTCGAAGATCGATCGTCATCCTACCAAGACCTCGTTTCCAACAACAACGCGCTGCTGGCGGTGCTGAAGCGCAAAGGCCTTTGGCAAACCTATAGTGGTCCAAGGATCAGACAAACACTACAGGTTTCAAAAAATGTAGCCCAGTGGTATAATGGCTACGATCAGCTTCTGAACCCAGCGATCGATTTATTTAATGATGCGTTCTACGACCCGAAGCAGGTCGTGGTGCCGGTCGTGCTGTCGATGCAGGAGATCCTCAACAACCAAGGTGACAATCAACTGATGGACGTGTTCGACGCCTACATGGAGGCGGCCGAACGCGCGCTTGAAGATGCAATGGACCTTGCACTCTACTCTGACGGGAGTGGCAACGGCGGCAAACAATTGACGGGTCTCGCCACGGCGGTGCCGATCACGGTCAACAACGGCGTGTATGGCGGCATCGATCGCAGCAACACGATATGGCAGACCAAATATTACGACATCCACACCAGTCTTGGCGGCGGCATCGTTCCCGCGCAAACGCAGTTCAACGCCACGACGGCGCGGCCGATGCTCAACTACGTCATGACCAAAGCCAGCCGCGGCAAGGATTACGCGGACCTTCTGGTCATGTCGCCGGAACACTATGCGGCCTATGATGCGGCCACGGTGGCGATCCAGCACCAGACCAACGAAACCTCTCTCGGAAAACTCGGCTTCTCGGCGCTCGAATATATCGGCGGCGGCAAGCGTGCGGAGATTGTGCTCGACGGCGGCATCGGCAGCAACATGCCGTCGGATACAACCTTTGGTCTCAACACCGACAGCTTCCGCATTCGCTACAACCCCTCAAGAAACTTCGACAAGCTGTTCGAAGGCGATGGCCAGATGCCGATCGATAAGGACGCGATCGCGCAATTCATCGGCTGGATGGGCGAACTGACGATGACGAACCCACTGTTCAACTGGCGCATGCGCGACCCGACGCCAGCGACGTGATGCAATTTCGGCGGGTGGATTAGATACCCGACCTGTCGGAAACCCAGGGCCGCTGTTGTGGGAGCGGCTGCGGTCCTGGTCCTTATTCTCCCAAAGGAAAAACCTTCCATGTCCGTTAAAGACCCTGACGACAGCATCGTCGCCATTTTCAAGAACATAGCCGTGCTAGACCAACTCGCGACCCACAATGCCGGCCGGCCGATCTACAACGACGAGGAGAGCGTCGAGTTGCACTATCCCGGCTCCAAGAATTGGTCCGCGCATCCCGCGACCTCATTCTCGCACTGGGCCACCGACCCGCTGACTGGCGAACAGGTTAAGGTGACCTACGCCGAGCGTTTTTCGCGGCAGTATCAACAATTCAAAGCTCACACCACCCAGACTAAGACAGGCACGCCGCTGGCCAATGCGCCGTTCCTCAGTGAGGCCCGCCGCGCCGAGCTGCGCGCGCAGAACATCTACACGGTGGAGGCGCTGGCCAGCATCGATGGCCAGGAGCTGAAGAACCTTGGTTTGGGCGGCCGAGATATGAAGAACGCCGCCGTGGAGTACATCGAGACCTCGCAGCGCGGCGCCGTGCCGATGCAGGTGCAGGCTGAGCTGGAAGCCCTGCGGGCGCAGAACCAGTTGATGCAGGAGGATCTTGCGGCGCTGAAGAACAAGGCCGCCGGCGCCATTCCGACCGACGAATTCGACGGCATGGATCTGGCGCAGCTGCGCGAATACATCACCTCGCAAACCGGCGAGCCGCCGATTGGCGCGCTCAACACTAAGACGCTGCGGCGGATGGCGCGCAACGCGGCGCCGGAGAAAGCGAGCGCCGCATGACGCTTTTGGCGGTGGTGCGGGATGTTTGCATGGCGGTCGGCGTCACCGCCCCGTCAAGCGTTTTCTCGGGCATCACCGGCAATAGAACGATGCAGGAGATGCTGTCGCTCGCTAATGAAATGGCGCAGCGCATCGCCTACGACTTCCGCGACTGGACCAAATTCAGGAAAACCGCCAGCTTGGTCGGCGACGGTCATTTTGTAGGTTCAGTGTGGACCGGCGCCATGGCCTTCAACCTGCCGGCCGATTACAAGCGCATGCTGCTGACGTCGAACGTCTGGCGCTCGACTTCGGCGCAGGCGCCGATGATGTTCATTCCCGATGCCGACGAGTGGCTGAACCGCCGCGCGCTGAGCTGGTACGACCAGCCGTACGGCGAGTGGACCATGATCGGCGGCCAGATGCTGATCGCGCCGATCATGGGCGTCGGCACGAACGCCACCTTCGCCTACATGCACAAAAACTGCATCACACTTGCCGCCGGCGGCGTTGCATCCGAATTCCTGGCCGACACCGACAGTTTCGCCCTCGACGAGCGGCTGTTGAAGCTCGGGATGATTTGGCAATGGAAGGCCGGCAAAGGCGGCGCCTACGCCGAAGATCTTTCGACCTACGGCGACGCGCTTAATTTCATCGCAGGGAGAGATGCGCCAGCGCCCATCATCGTCGGACGACGGCCGATGCCGGCCGCTGTACAGGCCTCTTACCCGTATCCCATGCCATGAGCCAGCATCAATTATTCCGCCGCACCGCTGTCCCGCAGCAAGTCGCCACCAAGCAGGAAACAGTGGTGTTTCCTGCCCCATCGCGCGGCCTCATCCTGAATGAGAACGAGAGCTACATGCAGCCTGGCGCTGCGATCGTCATGGACAACTGGGCGCCTACGATGAAGGGCGCCAAGATCCGCGGCGGCAGCTTGTTGTGGGCGACGCTGCCGGAGACGACGCCGATCATATCGGCGTTCACCTACATCAGCCCCACCACCACGCGCCGCATGTTCGTCGCCAACGCAGCCAAAATCTACGACGTCACCACCACGACGCCGGTGCTGGTTGCGAGCGGAAAACTTTCAGGAAATTATTCGACCGCGCAACTGGCCAACCAGGGCGGCAACTTTTTGACCGTCGTCAACGACGCCGGCGACTACCCAATGCGGTTCGACGGCGCCGCGTGGACCATGTTGAACGCCAGCCAAATCACCGCCAGCACGACCACCTACCCCAGCAACAATGTCTCCGACGGCCGCAATCTGGTGCACGTCTGCAAGTACCGCAACCGGCTATTCTTCATCGAGCTTAATTCGATGAACGCATGGTACCTGCCGATCAATGCCGTGCAGGGCGCATTGGAAATGATCCCGCTGTCGGGCGCCGCCAGCAAAGGCGGCAAGCTGATGTATTGCGCGGTTTGGTCCGTCAACGCCGGCGACGGCGCAGACGACAAACTGGTGTTCGGGACCGACCTCGGCGAGATCCTGGTTTTCACCGGCAGCAACCCGTCCGACGCCGCCAACTGGAAGCAGGAGGGCCGCTATGAAATGTCGCCTCCGATGGGGAAGAACGCGACGCTGAACATCGGCGGCGAGCTGCTGGTCGCCTGCGTCGACGGCATTCTGCCGACCTCGGGCGCGATCACCAAGGACAAAGCGGAGCTAGAGATGGCCGCCATCACGCGCACCATCAAGCCGATGTGGCGCAGCGAGGTGCTGGCTAAGCGCGCATGGGCTTGGACCATGTGCAAGTGGGACGCCTACGGAGCGATTTTCGTCACCTGGCCCGGCGGCGCGGCCGGAGAGCGGCGTTGCGCGGTCGTCAACTCGGCGACGGGCGCGTGGTGTCGCTTCACCGGCTGGGACGCCACCTGTTTCTTCACGCTGGGCGACGACATGTTTTTCGGCACCCAGACCGGCACCGTCATGCAGGCGGATCGCACCGGCAAGGACAACGGCCTGCCCTACACCTGCACCATCGTCGGCGGCTGGGAAGTGTTTCAGTCGCCCTCGCAGACCATCACGTGGAAGCAGGCGCGGGCGACGTTCGTGGCGACCGTCGCGGATGTCAATTTCTCGCCGCAGCTCAGCGGCGCGACCGATTACGTAGTGACGCTGCCGACGCCGCCTTCCGCGGCGGTGGATCCCGGCGTGACGGACGCGTGGGACAGCGGACTGTGGGACGTGGCGAAATGGGACGCCAACGTTTCCGGCGCGGGGGCGGTGCGCAATACCGGCTGGGTGTCGATCGGGCTCACCGGCTTCAGCCATGCGCCAGTGATGCAGGCGACGATCTCGCAAGCCGCTAAGCCTGGCGTGGAAATTGTCTCGACCGCGGGCGTATTCGAGCGTCTCGCGGTCACGGTGTAGGAGGCGGGCATGTCTTTTTGGTTCGACCCGATGGTCT